TTGCTTCAAGTATTTAATAATATGGGCAATTTCTATTGACTCGTCTTCATTACGAGCAAACATTTTAAAATTGAATGCGTGTGTTCTGAACTGCACATTACTAAACATCTGCTCTGTATAAGGATTGAAGACCTTTCCTTTTGTTAATTGGAGCAGAGTATTAGCATCTGCTTGACCCGCCAATCCCAATGCTTGAGCGCCACCTTGTGCAAGTTGCGCCAAAGCACCCAATTGAAATTCAGGAAGTGCAGCCTGTGCTGCTGCTTGTAGAGTTTCAGCAATTCCTTCTGCTTCCGTACTACCCATTCCAGCGGCAAGTGCCATACCTGCTACTCCCAGATCAACCTGACGATAAGTTGGAGTATATGAGGTCGCAATGCCCTTGGGCATGGCAATGTATACCCGAGATCGATTTGCTTTTCTCTTAACGTCATTGGATGAAGTATTTAATCCATAATATGCTTTTTGGTTAGTATCATCATAGACGATTCTATTTCTCTCAAACATCACATAATCAACTGTCTGTGTAGGATTATCCTCCAGACGGTTACCATCAGAAGGTGGCGTCAGAGGATACCTATAGATAGATTTTTTAAAAAGTTTGTCCTTTCTTGCCAAAATAACAACCTAAATATTATGTGACCTTCATGTATTTATGAGATATCAAGGAAAATATCGTGTTTCCTTTCCTAGGAAATACAAAGGTGATGCGAGTAATGTGATATATCGCTCCTCATGGGAGTATAAATTTATGAAATGGTGTGATATTACTCCTTCTATAGAAGAATGGGGTAGTGAAGAGATTATTATTCCTTATACATCACCTGTTGATGGAAGACGACATAGATACTTTCCAGATTTTTATGTAAAAATTGCAAGGAAAAAATATCTGGTCGAAGTGAAACCATTTAAACAAACAAAAGAACCAAAAACTCAAAAACGAAATACTAAGAGATATATTAATGAGGTTGTTACTTGGAGTATCAATCAAGCAAAGTGGAAAGCAGCAACTGAGTTTTGTTTAGATAATGGTTGGGAGTTTATGTTAATTACAGAAAAAGAACTTAAAATCTAATGGCAATCCCAAGAGAAGAAAATGCGAGATATAACTCCTTTCAGGAGTTTTTATCTCTAACTAAAAAAAATAAAACTGGTCAAAGTTTTACCAATTTATATTCGGTACGATTTTCTACACCACCCATGATGATTAGGGGATCTGGTTCTGTAAAATCTGGCAAGATGCAGGTTGAGTCCACAGATTTAAATTGGTTGCTAGATTATTATGCGGATAATGTAAATCTTCCGAGTAAGCAGATAACTACTGGTCAAGCATCTATTGTTGGTTCTCCCTTCAAATATGCGACTAACACTGCTTTTAGTCAAATTAATATTAGTTTTTTAATGCCTCGTTCTCAATATACGAGAACTTTCTTTGAAAGATGGACACAATTGATGGCAACTGATAGTGAGCAATATACAAGATATTACAATGATTATGTTTGTCCACAACTCTATATTTACAAGTGGGAGAGAGGTGGTGGAGATTTTGCAAATACAGATCCAAAATTTCTGAGAACTTTGAGAGATGGTGGACTTAAAGGTATTTCTCATCTTACTGCTAGAAAATATGCACTAACTGCTTGTTGGAAACTCGAGAATGTATTCCCATATAATATTGGATCTGTTCAATTAAATAATTCTTCAGCAAAATTAATGTCCTTACCAATTGGATTTTACTACGAGAGATATAAATTCTATTCTGAGGATAAGTTTGATGATCCTGGAATGCTCCGAGGATTCACTAGACGATCACAAGGTAAAGGTGGTGTTGATGAAACAACAGACAGAAATCAAACGTTATATTCTGGTCAAGTATTTAACTCTATAGATCAGGGTTTTGCTTAACATATAAATAAAAATGCTGATGTGAATTTTTATGGCATTACCTAAGTTAAATGTACCTAAGTACAAACTGAAGTTACCTTCTGATAATAGAACTGTTAATTTTAGACCATTTTTAGTTAAAGAAGAAAAACTACTTCTCCTTGCCACTGAAACTGGTAATGAATCTGAAATTGTTGTCGCAGTTAAAGATATCATTAAAAGTTGTACTGATATTACAGATGTTGATAAATTAGCAACATTTGATATTGAATATTTGTTCTTACAAATTAGAACAAAATCTGTTGGTGAATCTGTTGAGGTAAATGTAACATGTCCTGATGATGATGAAACGGAAGTTAAAGTTACCATCCCCCTTGATGAAATTAAGGTGGTAAAAACTAGAGGTCATAAGAAAGATATTAAACTTTCTAGTGATGTTGCTATTTCAATGACATATCCAAATCTTGAATCATTCGTTTCAATGAATTTTGGTGAAAGTGATAATCAGGTCGATCAAATTTTTCAGATGGCAGCAAGTTGTGTTGAATCAATTTCTGATGAAAATCAGGTTTATGATTGTTCTACTGTTCCCAAAAAAGAACTTTTGGAATTTTTTGATCAGTTGAATAGTAAGCAGTTTGGAGAAATTCAAAAATTCTTTGAAACTATGCCTAAACTGTCTCATACACTTAAGGTGACCAACCCTAATACTGGGGTGGAAAACGAGATTGTTATTGAAGGTTTGGCGTCTTTTTTCGAGTAGCACTCCTTCATGTAAATCTTCGTTCTTACTATGAGGGCAATTTTGCCCTTATGCACCATCATAAGTGGAATATTCAGCATATTGATAACCTTATGCCATGGGAAAAGGAAATTTATGTGAGTATGTTAATAGATTTCTTAAAAGAAGAGGAACGTAGAATGAAGGAGAAAAGTTTATCTAGTGGTTAAAACAAAATTACAGACATATAAATTTGTAAATCCTGGATTATCTAATAGTTCGTCTCCAGCAGTTTCTGCTGCTCGGAAACAGAATCTTGCTATTAATAGGATAGGATCGACAGTAGAAGGTGTCGGTAATCTTTTAGTAGACTTAACAAAAATAAATTCATTAAACCTCAAAAATGATAAAAGTGAAGAACAAAGACAGCGCCGTAGAGATAGATTAGAAAAAGATGCTGCCGCAGAAGATGCAGCAGAAACTAAGAAGTTTGGGAAAAAGTCAAGCAAACCTAAAATAGGCAGTAAGGCAAAGCGACTTGCTAAGGGTGGACTTAGTTGGGTAGAAAAATTTTTAGCACCAATTGGATCATTTTTACTTAAAATTGGTCTTCTTGCAATAACAAGTGAAGTATTAAAATGGGTTGGTGATAAAGAGAATAGAAAGAAACTAGCCGAGTTTGTAGATAAGGCAAAGTTTGTCTTTGAAAAATTATTTGGATGGGCGTCAACGCTTGTCGGAACTACATTAGACGGATTTTCTGATTTAGTCGATCCTCAAGGAGACTTTTTTACTAAAGTATCTGGCATTGGTAAGATAATGCTTGGTCTCATTGGGTTGAAATACCTGATGAATCCATTTAGTCTAATTGGCGATATTATAGGATTAGTTGATCTTCTTGGTAAAGGAAAAGGTGATGTACCAGATAAACCTAGAGATAAACCTAGAAGTGGTCCTGACGCTGATAAACCGAGAAAACCTACACCAACGAACCCCAGTGGTGCTGACCCTGACTTAGATGGTCCTAATGGTAGAGTAAGGGCAACAAGTATTGCTGATCAATATGGTGATACTGCAGCGAAACAATATAAAAAGATTCTTGCAGAGCGTGGTGATGATGCTGCAAGAACTTTTGCGGGTGCTCTAGATAATGCTGGTGGGGATGTTTCAAAAGCACAAAAAGCATTCAATAGGCTTACAAAAAAAGGAAAATTTCCAAAGATTGATCCTCCAAAACCTGGATTTTTCTCACGCCTTGCTTCTGGAACAACAGATGCTCTTGGTGCTGTAAAGAATAGGGTAGTCAAAGGATTACAAGGACTTCCTGATTGGGCAGGAAAGCAATATGATAATCTAGGCAAAGCAGCCAAAGCAGGTTGGGAAAATACTGTTAAGGCATCTCAAGCTATTGGGAACAAAGGTAAGCAATGGGCAAATGCTGCAGGGGATGCATTTAAGGGTGGAGTTAATGCGCTAGGAACAGGTGCTAAGAACTTTTTCTTGGAAAAGGTTTTAACTCCATTAAAACCAATCATTGACCCTATAGCAAAAAAAGCAGCAAAAATCGGACAGGGAATGTTCGATTTGCTGATGAAAATCCCTGGTGCTGAGAAGGCAGTAGGGGTTCTTAAGAGCAAAGGTATTAGTGGTTTTGAATCTATTGCAACAGCAGGTTCTAAATTAGGAAAAAGAGCAGCAACAATTCTTCCTGTTATTGGTGGACTTGTAAACCTTGCGTTTGCTTATGATAGAGCAGCAAACGGTGACTCTATTGGTGCATTAATTGAAGGCACTTCTGGCATCTTAGATATTGCTGGTCTTGCTACAGCAGGTGCTGGTAACGTAGCATCGATGCTTCTTGACGGATATATGTTCGTTCGTGATTTTGTTCCTCAATTGCAGCAAGGTGAAGAGGGAGTTGTTGATGCTATTGGTGCAAGAGGATTAAAAACTAGTATTGATGGTATATTATCAAAACTACCTAATATTGGTGAGATTATTAATACCCTTACAGGTAAAACCCAAACTGTTTCCAATGCAGATGAATTAAATGAGGATGCCGAACAACCAATGTTCCTTGGTGGTATTGTTAAAGGTGTTAAGAATGCATTTAGTGGCGTAGGTAAGGCAGTTAGTGGTGTTATGCAAAGTCCTGTTGGACAGGTGCTTGGAACTGCTGCATCCTTTATTCCTGGTGCAGCACCAATTATGGCAGGAATCAACACACTTGCCACGGGCAATCCCATGTCAATGTTAGGAATGATTCCTGGAGTAAGTGGGATTATGGGTCAAGTTGGTAATTTTATGAGTAGTCCTCTTGGAGGTATTGCATCTAATGTTTTAGGTGGAAACTTTGGAGGTGCTTTGCAAGGTGGACTTAATATGCTTAGTCCCTCATTAGGTGGTATTGCATCAAATGCACTAGGTGGAAACGTTATGGGCGCATTAGGAGGCGTTGCTGATCAGTTTGGTATGGGGAATATATTTAAATCGATATCTGGTGCTCTTGGTGGTGATTATAATACTGCAATGACTTCTATTGCATCAGATCTTGGTGTTCCTCCAAAAGTAATGGGTGTAATTGACCAAGGTTCGAGCATGTTATCTGGTGAAAAATCATTCTCGGCACAATATGCAATGCAACAAACAATGGAATTCATTCCTATACCAGTAATTGTAGAGAAACTTCTTCCTATCCCTCAGGCAGTTCCAATAAATACTGGGGGTGGTGTTGTAAATGCTACGCCTACATCTCTTCAGAATAGAATGTAATAATGGCAACTATACAAAAAAGTGCAAAAATTAATTTCTATAAGTTTGTAGCAGTAAAAGAACCTTCTAGTTCTGCTATCAAAACTGAGGAGGGTGCTGCTCTTGCAACTAATCTCAATAAGAACACTGAGGCAATAAACAATTTAGGGTTAGTTGTTAACTCTCTAGCTGGATTGTTGTCGTCGTTAAGAACTCTTGCTGTTAAAGATTTAGAAGCAGAAGAAAAAAATAGAACTAAATTTCAAGCAAATTATACTACAACTAAAAAGAAAGAAAAGAAATCATCTTCTAAGTTAGGGTTGCAATTACAAACACCAAGTTTTCTTGAAGGATTGTTTAATCTGCTTGGTGGTTTATTTAAAATTGCTGTTGTTACTCCCGTATTAAAATGGATTAGTGATCCAGCAAATCAGGAAAAAGTAGTAAACATTATTGATACGATCAGTAAAGTAGTCAAATTTATTTTTGATGTAGCAAAATTTGGCGTAGTTAATACTATTGAAGGATTATACACCTTATTATCTGATGAATCAAGTCCTTGGGAAAAAATAGGGGGACTTGTACAAGGATTAACAGGACTAGGTACATTGTTACTTGGTCTTCGTTGGCTAAGTAATCCTACAAAAATCATTACAGATTTTGGAGGTGTTCTAAAATTCCTGTATAATAACCTTGTGAGAGGTAAGAGGGGGCTCTTAGGAAGAGCTGGTGCTCTTGGATTGGTTGCTGGTGCTGCTTATGGAGGATATAAACTTTATGAAAGTATTAATGATAAAGAACCAAAAGAACAGAAGTCTCAAGGAGGTTCAGTAAAGAATCTTCCAAGTAGAGCACAAGGAGGATATATTAATGGACCACAATCAGGATATAAGGTTTCTTTGGATGGAGGGAGATCCACTTCGTTCATCGGACATGGAAGTGAGTATGTTGCTAGAAAGAGTAATGGGGGAGCTTTCGTCATTCCTCTTAATACTCCTGGAACAAAAACACAACCCCACTTAACTCAAAAGAGAGTTGGCGAAGCAAAGAGTCAGGGATATAAACTACCTGGTAGATCTTTAGGTGGAAAAGTGCCTGAGATGGCTCTTGGTGGTGCGATGGGTGGTATGATGAATGCTGCTGGATCTTGGTGGAATAGTCTCACTGGTGATAGTGGAAAACCAAAAGCAACAACTTCTGAACCTGTAGTAAAGAAAGGACAAGAAGAAAAACCAGTTATAGGTGCTGGTTTACGAGCAGTTGCTGCTGGGGGTAAATGGGCATTGGATAAAGGTTTTACTGTTGCCGAACATCCTAACTTTAGAAAGAATAATTATAGTGGTAGTGGTCCTAATAAAGGAACTGGATTTAATCCAAGAGGTGGAGAAGCAGTTGGTGGGCATAGCAATGGTAGTCTTCATTACAAAGGTTTGGCACTCGATATTACTGATTGGAGACCAGGTGCTTGGAAAGAAAGAACTGCTCAATTAGGAGAAGATGCATATCAAATGCGGGATAAGTTGAAACTATCCCAAATCATCACTGATGGATGGGGGCAATGGTTTAGAGGTGGTGGTAAAAGTGGACCTGGAAATACGGGGCATCCAAGTCACTTACATCTAGGTTTCTTAGATGGTATTAGTAAAGGTGTTACAGGAGGAAATGGTGAGACTGGTCAGATGCCAGCAAATGCAGGAGGTTATGGTGCTATTCTTGACCTCATTGGTAAGAGAGAATCTGATAGTGTTGGGGGATATAACGCAGTCAATCAGGGTGGTGCTGATGGTGGTCACACTGCTCTTGGATACAGTGGAGACTATAGAAAGGCACCATTTAACCCATCTGGTAAAGAACTAACTTCTATGACCGTTCAGGAGGTCATGGACAAGCAATATGATGATGGAAGTATGAGTGATGCTCAGTGGAAATCATCTGGTAAGTTACATGCTGTTGGTCGTTATCAGTTTATTGGAAGTACTCTGAAGAGTTTAGTTAATCAAGGTGTTGTTAGTCCAAAGGATCAATTTTCACCAGCAACTCAAAATAAACTTGGTGTTGCTTTAGTAAAACAAACGGGAGGTAATGTATCTACATTAAAGAGCACCTGGATTGGATTGCAGCATGAAAGTGATTCTGCTATTTCTTCGGCATTGTCAGCAGGCGGTGCTACTACTAGTGGAGGATATAGTGCTGGTTCTGGTACTATGAGTTCTAGTAATAGTAGTGGTAGTGCTACTGAGAAAAAACCATTAACAGCAGCACAGAAAGCATTTGCAAATAGTTTTAATACTGGACCAGCATCTTCTGCAGAAGGTAAGACTATTGGTAGTGGAAAGGGAGAGGTTCCTGCTAGCAGATTTAGAGGTGGTCCTAATAAAACAGATCTTCAGAAACAAACTGAGGAAAGAAATAATGCTCGAGAGGCAATTAACGGCAGGAGTCAGCAAATGATTCAATCTGTTATGACTTCTGTTGCAATGCAAAATGGAGTAAATAGTCAAGCAATTCAATCTGCAAACGCAGCAATTCAAGTAGCAATGAATCAAACCCCTCAACAACCTCAGTTAGTCGGAGGCAGTGGTACTAGTAGTAGTGGATCAATTGCTTCTAAACTGATGTCTACTCTTAATCCCTTAGGGAGGATCCTCAAATGACAATTCCAAGGAGTAGTGCTGGTGATGTAGAAGTTAGAGTGTCCATTTTTAGAGATGGAAAAGAAATTGTAAGTAAAGATGGTAATAAAAATGTTCGTGATTTTGTGCAAGCAATTGAAATATATGAAAGTATTACATCAGCAACCTTAGAAGCAAAATTTGTTATTAATGATGGTTCTGGTTTTTTAGGTGCAATGACTGGATCTGAATTGTTTAAAATCCAGATTATTGGAACTATTGTTGATAAAGTTTATTACTTTAGAGCATATGAAATTGAATCTAGAATGAGATATAACACTTCAGATTCTTTTATTGTCAATGCTGCTAGTGATGAATTTTTCAAAAACGAAACGGTTAATGTATTTGGAAATAGTGAGGTTGTGTTTGAAGCAACAGAATCTTCTGAAATAATTGGAAAAATATTACGAAAAGATAATAGATTTTTAAAAACTCGAAAGAAAACATTTCTTGAAGAGACGGTCAACAAACAGCAATTTATTGCTACTAACTGGAGACCATTTGATTGCATTTATTGGTTGGCACAAAGATCCGTCCGTAAAGCAAAGAAAGGTGGTACTCTGCAAAATGGATTTGTATTTTATGAAAATTCTTTAGGTTTTCATTTTAAATCTATTGATGGAATTATTGATGATGTAAATAAGCAAACCGACTCAAAAACAAATTTCAATACAGGTGAGGCAAAATTATATACTTACACGTATTCAACTAAACGTTCGGGTTCAGAAGAAACTGATCAATTTAAAATTGATACTGTAGTCTTTCCAGAAGAAAGAGACTTCCTATCTGGATTACGTCATGGTGCTTGGTCTGGGTTTAGTATTGGGTTTGATCCTGTTACTGTAACACAATCCAAAATGGGGTTGAGTGCAGATATGTCAGTGGATGCATATCGTTATGGAATTAAAGATTTGTGGTCAAAAATGTCACATCTAAACAAAAAAAAGAGCACAAATCCTATTGAACAAATGGATAAATCAATTCAAAATATGATTGATTATCCAAAGAGAGTTCGTTATACTATGCTATCAAATCAAATATTTGATGCAAAATTTGCAAATAATCCACAACAAAATTATGAGGAGTTGGTAGAACTTCAGGCATATCAATGGATGAGAATTGAATCTCTTAAAAATATTAAACTAATGATTCAAATTCCTCGTAATCTTGATTTATATGCAGGATCTGGAATCGACATTATTATGCCATCAACAGTGAAATCGGGTCAAAAAACTAAAACGGATAGAAAGTTTAGTGGTAAGTATGTCATCAGTGGGTTGACACATAAAATAGTTGGCACTAAAATGACTACAGAAGCCTTGCTATTAAAGGATTCTACAGATTAATAAATATAGTAGTATTAAAATCAATTATGGACAGTATCGAGAAGCATATTGAAAAGGACAAGGAAATCCTTGACAATCCCATGATCTCTCCCAATCAACGTCGCCACATTGAAGGTGAGTTGCATGAATTAGAGGATTATGCTGAGAATCACAAGAAAGAGATTGAAGAAGGTGATC